GCGTTAACTGTTAACAAAATTGCTGATATATTTGGTGTACTTGATAAATTTGATATTGATAGTGTAGGTCTTGGGAGTTGTCCACGTTGATAAGCAAATCCATCAGCTTCTATTGGAAATCTATAATATCCATTTCCCTTCCATGTAATTTGTCCATTTGCATTTAAACTACTGCCATTATGAAATCTATATATAGTATTTGCTCCATGTATAGCAGTTACTAAATGCAGTTCAAAAAGCTCAATAATTGCAGAAGGATTAACTTTTGATATTTCCTCAAAAGTGCTACTAAAAGAAATATATCTTACATTATTATCATAAATTGTAACCCCAACATCAGTTGACCATGCAGGCTCACTGCTACCTGTTGTGCCTGATTGAGTAACGCGAAAAAACATACCATTAGCACCTGTTGTTGATGCTATAACAGTATTAGCACTTAAAGTTGCGCCAGCACTCCAAACAGTTGCAGCAGTCAAGGCTCAAACACCTCTCTAAAATTAACTGAAACTGAAGCCAATCCAGCATAATTTATTCTTTTTGTATAATCGCCATCTACTACAAATTTTCCAATAGTATCGTTATGAGGGGTAAAATCAAAACTAGCATTGTCAAGATTACGAGCCTTAAGAAAATTAATTAAGGTGTCGCTTTGTGCTTCAGTAATGTCATTAAACTGTTGATTAACAACTCTTGGGTTTTGATGTGCAGCTAATCCAAAGTTCAATCTGTGTTCATATCCATCTGCGTATCTTAATGTTCTATTTTTTGGTCGTTGTACTATTGAAATTCCAAAATTAGGAGATAAACCGACATCATTATTAAAATTAGCCATAATTTAAGCGAGTATTCCTCCCGGCCTTTTTTGTCGTATAAGTTCAGATTGAACCGCTACACCAATCATTTTACCTAATTCCCTACCTTTTGTTTCATTACCTTCTGCATTTGTACCAGTAGCATCAACATTAACTACTACGTTGCCGACACCCCCGCCTGATGCTTGTACTCCTAGTTTGCCATTAGAGCCACGTTTGAGTGGCATAACAGCTTCCGCTCCAGCTTCACCCATTAAACCCATTCCATTCTTCATTGGGAACATGGTAGGTCTATTAACAATTCCTCCATATGCAAATTTTTTAACTTGTTCTCCACCTGATACAACACCACCATCCGCAAAACCTAAAATTCCACCTAACCAACCTGTAAAAGGTTTCATTATTGCTTGTTGTATTACTATTCTTATCATGTCATTTATTATTGATCTTGCTAAATCTCCAAAGGCTAATTTTCCAGTAGTAACAAAATTAACAAGAGCATCTTCCATTCCTTGCAAAGCATTACCCATTGCAGATTTAATACTTCCCGCAACATCCTCAACTTTTTTCTTGTAATCGTCCAACCCTGCCTTCATACCTTTCATTACTTCAGTTTGTTTAGTTAAAGTCTCTTCATTTGCACCATCGAGGTTTGACGTACCATCTAATATATTTGATGGCTCACCATCATCAACTTTTACTTTTGGCAAGCTAATTACAAAATCATCTCCAGCAGGTCTATTATTTTTACCTATTAAAAGTTCTCTTATAAATTTAGGTAAAGCATTAAAACTCATTATTAAATATTTGTGTATCATGTCACGCAAACTTTTAAAAAACTCTAATATTTGTTTTCTAAATCTGAATATAACTACCCCTAAAGTTCCAATAGCAGCAATTACAAGTATAATCCAACCGACAGGGTTGGTTGCATTAAACGCAATCATTGCAACTTTTGCTGCTCCTATTGCTTTTGTAAATGCACCCCAAGCCGCAGCAACTTTTGTAAATATTAATTGTTTAACACCTAAAGCCGTAAGAGTCACCATAGTCGTTTTTAAAGCTAGTGCAGCAATACCAGCAGCGGCTAATCCAGCACCGAAGTCTTTTATTGGTTTTGGTAGATTTGAAAAATCAGTAAGTAACTCATTTATGATTTTTGCTAAAGGGTCTAAAATAGCAATAAATGCACCACCAATTTGATTAGTTAATACCTCGAAGTTACCGCCTAGAACTTTTGTAGTTAAGGCAAAACTGTCCATATTTTTTCTTGTTTCAGCACTCATTCCTCCACTTTCTCTAATTGTTTTAAATAATTTTGCTACATCAATATCAGTTTGATTTATTAAAGCTAGAATTTTACTACCTTGCTGTTGACCGAATAAAGCTTTTGCTATTTCAGCCTTTTGACCTGCGTTTTCAACTTGTGCAAAACTATCCCTTAAACTTAAGATAACTTCGTCCATAGGTTTTAAATTACCATTAGCATCTAATATTTCAGCACCTAAATGAGAAAATGCTTTTGTTAATTTTGCATTACCTTTTGTTAGGTTTAATAATTCACCATTACTACCTGCCGCTGCCATTTGTAATCTTGTTAATGATGATCTCAAGGCCGTACCAGCATCACTCCCTTTAATTCCGTTATTTGCCAATAAAGCTACTAAACCTGATGTATCATTTACAGATATTCCTAGTGTCCTTGCTATTGGTGCGGCATACTTTAAAGCCTCACCTAAATCTGTAATACTTTGATTAGAACTATTAGCTGTAGCAACTAAAATATCAACTAGATCAGTTGTTTTTTCTGTTTCAAGACCAAAAGCTCTTAAATTATTTGAAACTATAGAACCCATGTCAGCAAAGGCGACACCTGTTGCCTCTGCTCCAGTTACAATTCCATTAAGTGATGTACTTATTTCATTAGCATCAAAACCTGCTCTTGCTAGTGATGTTGCTAATTCGGCAACCTCTGTAGGAGTACCTGCCGCTACTTGGGCTGTTGATGATATAGCTTGCTCAATTTGTGAGTTATTACCACCACCCTCAATAGCTGCTGCTTTTGTAACCTCTGCTTGATAGTTACTAGCCTTACCAACAACCCCTCTTAATATTCTTCCCATTCCAACAGTCGCTAATAATCCCGCTAATTTTTGACCAGTACTAGCTGCTTGTCCATCTAAACCTTTTAATTTTCTTTTTAAATTATCAATTTGTCCACCTAATCTTTTATATGCTTTTCCACCTATATTTGTTCTATCTTTTAAAAGTGTTAAAGCTCTGATATGTTCTCTTAACCCTTTGGTTGTATTCCCTGCAGCCCTAGCCATTCTATTTATCTCGATATTCATTTTACCGAGTTGGACTTTGCTTAATTTTGAGCTTTTATCTAATCCTGTTAATTGCTTTTTAAAATTATCTACTGATTTCGCACCCTCTACTTTTGCTTTAAGTTTAAAAGTAGTGTCTAAATTTAAAGCCATTATTTTTTCTCCTTATTTAACAATGTGATTGCATGACTTTCCATAACTTGAATATCTTCAAAAATATCAGTTCTGTTATTTACATCATACAAGTCAAATAGCATTTGTAAAACTGAATAATCTAAACCTATCACACCTCCCATAGTTGTTCGCCATTGAGTCATCATTTTTATAAATAACATTACAGATTCCCAATGCTCTTCCCATACCTCAAAATTTTCTTCAACTTTTACTGCGGGCAGCCCTTTAATTCCTAAAACAGCAGCATCATCATGTGACTTGTCTTCAATACTGCCATTTATTAAGTGGTCGACTGCCCCTCTAAGTTTTTTAGTTTCTTACCTGTTTGTCCCTCATAAAACGATTTTGCTAAATACGCTGTTAAAAAAGGTATTTCTAAAAGTTGATTTAAATTGTCCTTAGTAAAAGGAACAGGTTCCTCAACACCTTCTTCATTTGTTATTAGTACATCCTCCCAACCGACAACAACTTTTGCACATAATTCTGAGGGGTCAAAATCCATTGGCATATCTTCTCCGTTTTTATCTTTTTTTGGTGTTGCTTTTTTTGCCATCTCATTAAGAAATTTTTGTGGCATTCTTTTAAAAATGGCTTTAAATTTTACCTCTACAAAATCGTCATCAACAGGGTATTCATAATCAACAGTCCATTTAAAAGTTTTAACTTTGTTAATAATTAGTGCCATAAAAAATTAGACCATGTAACGCATAGTCTAACCCTTATTGTTTAAAAGTAAATATATTAATTAAGTGTAAGCGATAGAAATTTCATCATTTCCACTTGTTGGAACTGCTGTGTAAGCAAGGTCTAACATATCAATATCATCAGTTGATGAATAAGCCGGAGCAGTGATATTTGCTTTTGACATTAAAACAGTGACTTTATTTCCAGCACTTGTTCCATGAAGGAATGTATTGTTACCACTCACGTTTGATGTTGCGTTTGTAAAATAGTTTTTCGCTGATAGTGCTACATTTTCTATTTGAACAGTACCACTTGG